TATTCAACACTATAAGTATTAGTGCATCGCTCGTCGTTAATTTCGCCTGCGCACTGAATTTTTAGTTCCGGATAGCTTGCTAGGGTTATAAACTTTGTTATTTCAGTAGTAAACATTTTAGAAATTTCACTATCGTTTTCTTCAATAAAATTACTAATTATGTTGCTGTCTGTTTCAGCTTTGTCGTCTTTTGAAATACTTATAATGTACTTAGTTAACGCTCGAGTTGTAAGTGTTAATACATCGTTAGCAACCGCAGCCGCTTGTTTGTTTTTTTCGTCTTGATCCATGTCAGCTGCTTGTAACTGAAATAGTGTTCTTTGTTTTTGATACAGTTCAATTCCAAGATCAGACAGTTGCTTAAATGTAATCGGACGCAGGTTAATTGTTAAATCTTTAAATTTAAAAGAGGCTGCTGGATTAAAATTATCATAATGAGCTAACACGTTTTGAAGATCTATTTCGACAGCATTTTCAGTATTACATACATTACAAGTTGCTTTCATATCTGTCTTAGAGCCCGTTGAAGCTATTCGAATAGCAGTTAACAGATATTCTAAATCAGTTTTAATTAATTGCCAAGGGTCTTTAAG